GGATTAAATAAATGAATAAATATATAGATGTTAAATTAATTTCAGCAGTCTCAATGAAAAAGAAACACGCTCTTTCATTGCAAGGATATGATTCAGAGCGTGACACAGATGGATATAAAGTTATGCTTGAAGATGGACATACTAGTTGGTCACCTAAAGAAGTCTTTGAAAAGGCTTATATGAAAATCATACCTAACCCAAGACTAAAAACTGATATTTCAATATCTCAAACTATGGTTGATGATTTTATAAAAGAAGTTCATGTTTCCACTATAGGAGATAAGACAACTTTAGTAAGAGTTATATTGGCTAATGGATTTGAAATAATTGAGAGTTCAGCGTGCGTTGATAAAGAAAATTATTCAGAGGAAATAGGTGGCGAAGTTTGTTTGGGTAAAATTAAAAATAAAGTTTGGATGCTCTTAGGATTTTTACTTCAAACTGCGGTTGGAGGTATTAAGTAAATGCGGACTACAGATGAAATATATGTTGAAAATTTTAATAATTGGTTAAAAGAGCAGGCTATAAGAAAAGAAAAACACGAAAAGAATATAGAATTTAATAAAAAGCTTATTGAAGTTACTGAAAAACAAATTGAGATTAATGTAGAAATGACTAGTTCAGCAATTATTGATTTCAATGTATGGGCCAAAGAAAACAATTTCGAAGAAATAGTTTAAATTGATATTGGAGGTGCTAAATAAATGAG